TTTTCTAACTCTTCTTTTTTGCTTGCTCTTACTTTATCTTTTTCCGCAATTCGTGTTCTATAAAATTTTTCGGCAGCATCATATCGTTTAAAAGCCTCTAGTCCATCAACCTTTTTAATATATTCTCTATGTGCTGGATTCTTTAAATTTAACTTAATTCTGGCATTTCTATTTTCTTTACCAGGAATTGCTTTTCTTCCCGTTAAACTTGGACCTGGAAGTTTTTGTGGATCACCTTCCGGAAGATCATATGCATTTACTTCTCTCAGAGTGCCATCTTTATTTAAAAGAGATACACCAGTACCACCACTTCCTATCATTATTCCACTCTCAGCTGCTTCTTTCTTTGCTTTATCATCATATTCTGCTCCAGCAGCACCTCCTCGAACTATTGTATCTATTTTATTAACTGCAAAAGCACCTGCTGCGACTGCCAATGCAATCAATCCGGCTGGAGATAATAAAAATCCTACTATTGCCGCACCAATTTTGGCAATGATAGGAATAATACCTAAAACTAATCCCGGAATTACTGCCAGACCACCACTAACACCGGCAATAATGCCCCCAACAATACCAAGTGCTCCTAATATATTATTTCTAATTTTTTCAAATTCTTCTTTGTTGCCGTCCATATAAGATCTAAAAGCTTTTATTCCTTTATCAGTCAACCAACCAATAAAAAGAATTTTAAGAAATTCTAATACTCTAGACAAAATACCTTTTACTTTACCACCAATTGCTTTGATTGGTGCCAGAAGAGTATTACCAATTCCTTTGGCAACAGATTCTAATCCAAATTCTTTTCTTTTTCTTTTTTCCTTTTCTTTTGTAATATCTTCTGTCTTCTGTCCTTTTAATAATAACTGCTGTTCTTTCTTTGCATCATCAACTAAAAATTCTGATAGTTTCTTTATCGATTCTTGTATAGTAACAATAGATTTTTCAAGAGAAGAAACTCTAGTTCCTAATGATTCTGTGTCTGTTGATGATTCACCTTTTTTTTCTTCATCTTTACTTGTTTTTACAATCGACTCAAGATTGTTTATTTTTACAAGAGCTCCAGGTTTTCCAAAAACTTTTTCTGCACTTACAGTTCTTTTTTTAAATAGTGCTTTTCTTTCACCAGAACTAAGATATTCTCCTGTAGCAGGATTTACTCCAGACTGAGCGGCATCACCCAGAGTTTTCTTCATAGAAACTCTTTTTCTTCCTAATTGTGGTGCTTTAAATGCCTGACTATTAAATACCATTCTGCTGCTGATGTTTTAGATTTTCTTCTTCAATATATTGTTGAAGAAGTGCCACATACACATCTTTTTCCCACGGAATCATATTTTCTATTTCCGTTAATGAGTATTTATGGTGCTGCATCAAGGAAAAATTAATTTTATAGTATGACACAAGATCAATATGTGCCATACTCACGCGAAAAAAGATGATAACCCTTCCAGAACAATTTCATTTTCGACTTTTGTCTTAGGATTCATAACAATAATTGTATGAGACAACTTCGGCATTGTTTCAAAAAATTTTTCAATTTCTTTAAATTGTTTAGAACTTAATTGCTCAATAAAGTCCACAAGTTCTTTTTTGGTACAATCAGAAGCACTCCATGACTCCTCTTCACTATAAACTTGTTCAATACAAGATGCTATCAAATCAAATGATTCGGATACACCAAGAGATCCATCAGAAATACTAAAATTAGATTTAATAAATTCTGCCATAGAAGGATATCTCATCCTCATGATTAATTTATCATCAAGTTTAATATCTTTATTATGCTCGGGATCTTTCTGAACTTTGATATCATCAAGAGGGATTGTCACCGGAACTTGTGTTTCTTCATCATCAGGACATGTAATAAGAACATCGACTTGTTCACCTACAGATTTACCTCTGATGTTTAAGAAAAGATATTCAATATCAAAAGTAGATAACTGATCTACCTTTACACCACGGGATGAAATACAATTAGAAATTACTGTTTTAATTGCATTTGTAATTTGTTTTTGATCTTCAGATTCCATTGCAATAATAAGAACCTTTTCTTCTTTAACTAGAAAAGGTCTATATCTAATTTTCTTTCCGGTTGATGGTAATTCCAACTCATATGTCGGTGTCGCAATCTTTGGTAAAGGCATAATATCCTATGACAAGTTCAGTATTTTTATTTAGTTTGATAAACAAGATTATTAAAATCCAATTAAAACTTCATTACCACCATCAACGATTCTTCTAGCTTCTTCCAGAGTTCTTCCATAATCATCAACTACTGATTCAATTTGTTCTTGTTTGGCAACATCAATACTTTTTTCTTTCCCGGCAATATATCTTTCATAATTAAAAGTCACATTTGCTCTCAAAACATCAGAACTACCATACTGAACAGGTGTGGATGAAAAATTTATAGGAAATGCACCATAAAATGTATATTCTAATTCTTTTCCATGACTTGGTTCAAATTTTATAATTTTAATTTTATCACACTTATATCCATTATCACGATCTCTAGGATATCTCATTCTATAAAAATATCCGGCATCAGATTTTCTTACGTTTCCAATTTCTGATCCATTAGTAATATAATCCATCCAAAATTCAAAAAATTTAATTATTTTATAGTCTCGATCAACAAAGAATTCTAGATTCATTTCTGTAAAAATTCTAGAATGTACCATTTTTTCCTGGACACCCATATAATTACCATTAATACTTGCAGTGGCAAGAGAACTACCAGGAATAGAGGCACTACTACAACGAAGACCAGATTCTTCAAGAATAAATCTATTATTTACTTCTTTAGTTTCCAAAAAATTTGTCAGTCCACCAGTTAATCCACTAAAAAATACTTGATAGTGAGATGTCTGAGCAACATGTGCAATCGTTGAAACATAATCAGTTATTCTCTTCTTTGATACCGTCATCTAAATAAATTATGCTGACTTAGATTATTAAGTATTTAGATGTCATATAAAGGAAAATATAAACCTTCTTATCCTCAGAAATATAAAGGTGACCCAACGAACGTAATTTATCGTTCTTTATGGGAAAGAAAGTTTATGGTTTACTGTGATAAAAATGAAAATATCCTGGAATGGAGTAGTGAAGAAATTGCTCTTCCATATAAATCACCTCTTGATAATAGAATACATCGTTACTTCCCAGACTTTTATATAAAGGTCAAAGAAGGAAACAAAATACAAAAGTATTTGGTCGAGATTAAACCCAAAAGACAAGTTTCAGAACCAAAAGTTCCGAAACGAAAAACTAAAGGTTATATCTATGAAGTGAAAGAGTATGTAAAGAATCAAGCAAAGTGGAAATCTGCACAAGAGTTTTGTGAAGATCGTCAGTGGAAATTTAAAATTATGACAGAGGATGATTTGGGTATTCGTCAATGATTTATCCAACCGATGATAATAGTAATCGTGTTAGAGGTGTCATAAATGGTCTAATAGGTGGTGAAGATCCTGATGATTTAATGATTGAATTAATGAATGCCGTAAGTGATTCTTACGAAACTATTCCTGAGGTCGGAAAATATTATATTTTTATATACATACCTAAAACACCAAACATACAATATGATCAGAATCCTCTTGTCGCGGTGACAGATATTTTTCGTTGGGGATTTCGTGGGTTTAATTATCACTGGGGACAAGTTCGTCAATATACATGGGAAGAACTTCAAGGAAACTTGTATGAAATCTATCCAGATGAACTTGCAGATGTTCGTGAAATACCTTTTGGTAAAAAAACCAACAATTTCCAATAAATAACTAAAAACAATAATGCCAGATCTCACCATCACCTCTTACTTTCAGGAAAAAAAAGTTGATCCACTCAGATATCCAGTTTCTCAAATAGAAGAGGATACCGATTTTTTGCAAATAAAAGTTGTAAAGTATCAGGCGCCTGGATTTGAGGGAAGTCAATTTGAGCAACCAACATCTTCAAATACTGTAGCAGAAAACATAGAGACACCAATAGCAACTATTTTTCTTCCAATTCCTGAAAATATTCAGGATAGCAATGCAGTTAATTGGGGTGAAGATAGTCTGAATGGACTTGCCGCCAGAGGTATTGGTCTTTCAGCTGCAGCTATTGGTAGTAACGAGGGTTTTGTAGAAACTGCCGCAGGTTTTTTGACTGGGGCAGGAGCTTTCGCTGAAGATTTGACAGGAATAAGTGCAGGAATAAGAAATTCATTTATTGCGGCAAAGGCAGTTGGTCAATTTACCAATGTCAATGCACAGGGAGTTGTCACAAGACAAACCGGACAAATAGTGAACCCAAATATGGAATTATTATTCAATAATGTGACTTTAAGATCTTTTAACTTTCAATTTGATTTGGCACCGAGAGATAAAACTGAAAGTATAGTGATTAAAAATATTATACGAATTTTTAAGAGAAGTATGAATGCTAAAAAGAACGGAACTGGCAGTTCCAATATCGAAGATGAATCTAGAGGATTATTCATATCATCTCCAGATGTATTCCAACTTTCATATAAGACAGGAGGTAATGATCATAAGTTTTTGAATAAATTTAAACCTATGGCATTACTGAATATGGCAGTGAATTATACAGGTTCCGGAACTTATGCAACATATGATGATACAACACCAGTTCATATGCAACTTTCACTTCAGTTCCAAGAACTGAACCCTATATATGCCGAAGATTATAATACATTAACAGAAGAAGACGGAGTAGGATTCTAATGGGTTATTTTAGAGAACTTCCAGACGTAGAATATCAGTCACCATTTGCCACTAGGATATCAAGTTCTAGTTATGTCAAGGCAAAAAATATTTTTCGTAGAATGAAGATTCGAGATGATCTTCAAAACATCTTCACTCTTTTCAACAAATACGAAATTAGAGAGGGTGCAAGACCTGATACAATAGCAGAAGAAATCTATGGAAAATCAAATTTAGATTGGGTTGTCTTACTTTCTGCAAATATTATTAATGTTAGAGACCAGTGGCCATTATCAAGTAGAGACTTATATGAATACACCGTAAGTAAATATGGTCTAGAAAATATTAATAGAGTTCATCATTATGAAACTAAAGAAATTAAAAATTCTGATGGCAATATAGTATTGCCAAAAGGTTTAGTTGTTGATGAAGATTATTCTATTAGATTTAGAACTGGAGAAACATATATTGAAAGGTCAGGACCAGATATTATATCTACAATTTCTAATTATGTCTATGAAACAAGAGAAAATCAAAAGAAAGAAACCATTTATCTTTTGAAACCATCATATCTACAACAATTCTTGAATGATATGAGAAACGAAATGGTTTATACTGAGTCTTCTCAGTTTATTAATAAATCTTTAATTAAAACAGAAAATACTAGAGTCACATAAAAAAGGAGGGTATTAACCCTCCTTCTCTATTACTCGGCAAGTTTGGCAAAGTAACTCAGTGCATCGTCATCGTCTTCAGTATTTGAAGGTGTGATGTCCGGAGAGTTGAATGAATTACCACGACCTTCACTCAGATCATTTAAATCTTCACCACGACTCTCACGACGGAAGTTTTCTTCTTCTTCGACAGTTTCTCGATCTTGGAAACTAGAAGTGCCCTTGTTACCAAGAACATAGTCCATACGTTTCTTCAGAGCATCATAGTCTTTGAACTGGTCTGCGGCAACAAACTCTTGTAGAGAATACTGACCTTTCCAGATTGCTTCCATGGCATCATCATCATCAAGAAGTGGTTCTTGACGTGCAAACTCAGAAGAGTCATAGTTACGATAACCGGCAACATTTTTTGCCTTCAGTTTGAAGTTGGCACCTTGCCAGAAATCAAATGGATCAATTGCCTCTTCATCTTCAAACTCAGGTTGCATTGCTGCAGTCAGTTTGTCAAAGATTTTCTTACCATACTTATACAGGAACACTTTGCCTTCATTCTCAGGATTGGCAGGATCCTTGACCACATAGATGTTACTAATATAAGTCAGTTTACGTTTCTGCTTACGTGCAGTCTCCTTACCAAGATCTGTACCATTGTTCCACAACATGGTGTTATATTCGGACACGGGATCTTTCTGACCCAGAGTGGTCAAAGAGTTCTCGATATACCAACCACCAGGACCTTGGAAGGCATGGGAGTAAAGCTTCACAAACGGCAGATCTTCACCGTTAGGAGCAGGGAGGAAACGGATTACGGCATAACCATTGCCGCTTTTGTCAACGTCCAGTTTCCAGAGACGATCATCACCTGAGTTGGTGGTGTTCATCTTTTCGACTTCCTTGACCAGTTTGGCAGTCAGGGAGCCAAGTTTAGATTGCTTTTTAAGATCAGCAAAAGACATTAGGATTACCTCGGATTTTGTCGGATTAGTTTGGTTGACTTGGATATTATAGCAACGTTGCCCTCAGGCGTCAATATAGTCCCTGAGAGATTTTACGGTTTGTTCCATGGTGGAAAATAAGACATTCATATCGGTTCCTGGTGGAAAACCCATCAGAACCACAGATTTTTTTAAATTTTCTTTCATTTCAACAGCTTCAGGATCTTCAGAAAGTGATAATCTTGTATACATAACTTTTTGTTTTTCAAGAAGTTCAACCATCATCTCAATATGTTCTAATTTCTCTTTACGAGACATCATACCAAAAGATGTTGCATCAGAATATAGTTCTTCCTGAATATTATTAATTTTATTTAATTCTTCCTGAATAATTTCAGAATTAAAAAACTCACTCATCTACTATTTTCCTCAGAATTTTTTTGTAGTGGAACACATCAATATTTAGAAATGGCAAATACTTCTGTATTTTTAGACTGACGGTTTCCCACACAGGATCATCTAATTTTTTATCAAACTTTTCACGAAAAGAAAAAATTTTCTCACAAATAACGACATTCTCAATACTTACTTCTCCTGCCAAATATTTTTTTAGAATTACTGGATGTCCTTTGGAGCAATTGAAGACATTCTCTAATTCGTTTTCCGACAACAATGTGTTCATTTGTTCTTTGAACAAGTAAGTTAAACTCTGCTGTCGTTTCATCCACTCGGCGTAGTTTCTTTCTCCAGAATTGATAATTTCTCCAATCCATAAGTTTTGTGGGTTATCAGATGAAATAAAGTTAGATACAAGAAATTGAACAACTTCTTGATCCGAATATTTTCGGGAAGTTTTTTCAAACCAATATTTATCCTTTCTTTTATTAAAAGAAGTTACAGTAGCTCGTGTTTTAGCACCATAACGAAAGAAGTCATATTTAGGATTTGTAAAATGATTTTTAAGTGACAGATAATGTTGATAAGTTTCAAAAGGAGTCACGGTCATAAAGGAAGTTTTGCTCTTGATGTTTTTTTCATAAAGTTAAGTTGAGTCGCATCCCACTTCAGTTTTTCTTTCAGTGGTTTAGATACTAACTTAGTCACAGATTCTATTTCAAGTTCATTGATTTCGCAATAATGAACAATCGCATCAATATAATTGAGTTTTTCTTCGGCAACAATGTTTTCTATTTCTATAGCAAACTTTGCAGGTGTTAAAAACTTTTTCTCAATTTCTTTTTCTAATTCTTTATTAGGTTCCATAGAGTTCCAGTTTATCTGCAACAAACTTTCTAATGTATTGGGTAAGAAGTTTGATGTATTTTGATTTGTCTCGTTCTTCATAGACGATGCATTCTCCATTTTCGCAAGCCATAATAATTACAAGTTTTTTGACAGAAATTCCTGTCAGTTCGTACAGCATACAACCATATGCCATGCACTGTACAAAATAATGGTCGATCCACTCTCGTGGTTTTGGTTTCTTGGATGTTTTGAAATCAATTATTGCTAGTTCGCCTTCATATTCGGCAATACAATCAACCGTCCCGGCAATACCAAGTTGTTTACTATATAGGGAACTTTCCAGAGCATGAATATTATCAATTTTATTCAAGTCTGGTTTAGCAATCTTAAATAAGAACTCTGAAATAGGACGAACTTTAGGTAAATCTTCATTTTTTAAATGATGCTCCGTAAGAGTATGCATGTCAGTACCACGACCAGTTGCCGCTTTTGTGACACGATCTGCCTCTTCATTACCAACTTTTTTACGCCATTTTACAAAGATTTCTTTATTAAAGTGACTAGTTACAGAAGTAATGGAAACCAATCGCAGTAATTCTTCCTCATCGGGGACTTTATAATATCGTACCCCATCAATTGTCTCCCGTTCAAGATTTGGAAGTTCAATATCAACGTGTTTAAAATTCATGTCATTAAAAATTATTCTCTAATGTAGACAGCAACAAAATCATTCCAATGTGTACCAGCATCTGTACTTGCATGATGACAAAAGACTGGATATCCTGCCTTTGCTGCCCAACCTTGAAGTGAACGAGCAGAATCTAAATAAAATCTCCAAGCATCAATTGGATATGGATGATAATCTCCAGACGAAGGAGCATTAATATAGATATGTCCTCCCACTTTAACACATCTACACTGTTCTTTAAATAATTCCCAAGGGAATAATACATGTTCGTAAACACTTGAACTTATTGATGCGTCAAAATGTCCGTCAGGGAAAGGTAATATATGAGGATCCTTTAAAACTACATCTACTCCTGGTCCTGGTGAAATATCAGCACCAATCCATTCAGAATCTTTAGGTTGTTGATCTCTCAACGCTTCCTCATAAACTGTAGATTTACTCTGATAAGATTCATATTGTCTTATCTGTCTACAGGATCCAACTTCTAAAATTTTTCCTTTTATAGAATAATTATTAAGAAATTGTTTTCCCCACCACATTGCTGAATCGTGCATATTAAATCTCGTCAATTGAAATCATGCCAAACTACCGAAGTTCTTTCATAATAATCTTGATTTGGTTCCTCAATATAATAATAAAGTGCTAAAGAATATCTTTCAATTCCTTCTGGTGTCTTTAGTGGAATAGGATGCCCGTGAACTGACTTGTCAGACAAAGTAAAGATAACTGCTCTATTAAAGATAGGATATATCTTATGAGCAAGTTTCTTATTATCCAAATCCCACAACTCCAATGCACCTTCCCATTCTTTATCCCATTCAGGATTCAGATAGATAAGAAGATTAAGAACTCTAAAATATCTTGTTTTAGAATGAATATTGAAGTCAACATGTAATGATAACTTACCATCAGTTCTTATCTGATGAGCACCACCACCAGAAAAACCTGGATCACCCATCAATCCTTTAATACCGGTCAAATCCTCAAGATATGAGAGGAATATATTAGAATTAAAATATTTAAGAGAGTGGTAAACAGTAGGTGTTATGTACTTAAGTTGCTCTAAGCTATTAGTATCCCAAGGAGTAAAAAACTTACTCACTTGATGTGGTGACATATATGCATTATTGGATGATTCATTTGCCCAATAGTCTGTAGTTTTTAATTCATTGAAACATTGCATAGCAACAGTAGAATCAATAAAATTATCTAAAACTATGTGAGGGAAAGGATTTGAATTTGAATATTGAAAATTAAGTTTCTTACCCAATTCATAATCTCTGAATATTTCCATTAAAAACCTGATTCCATTTTTGCAATAATGTATTCCTTGACAAGTCCAGAACGAACAATATCATCGACACCAAACTCTATTATATCAAAAGATTGCATTTTTCTCAAGATGTTCATGAAGTCAACAATACCATTTCTATCATTTGATTTTGTCAGATCCGATTGACTGGCATCACCACAGAAACAAATTTTGGTATTTTCACCAACACGAGTGATAATAGAATCTAATTCATGAAAGTTGAGATTTTGGAACTCATCGACAATGACAATAGAATTATCAAGAGTTGTTCCACGAAGAAATGATGTGCTCCAAAATTTAATCGTATCCTGTGATTTAAGATTACCATAAAGCATCTCAAAATCAGCATCAGATGGCATTTGGAACATATATTTCACCATATTCTTATAAGGAATTTGGTAAATATCCGCCTTGTCTTCATGATCTCCAGGAAGAAAACCAATTTCCCTGGTTGCCACAAGAGAACGGACAAGATAGATTCTTTCATATGGAGTATTCTCAGAGAGAACATCCATCAATGCATTATACAGAGTAATAAAGGTTTTACCTGTTCCTGCACATCCATAGGCGACAATTTGTTTTCCATTCCTATAAGAATCAAAAAGTACTTTTTGATTCTCGGAGAGTGGTTCAATATCGACCAAATATTCCTGACTGAGAGGTTTTTTCCTTTTCATCTGCTTTGCAGTTAATCCAACCCCAATGGGTTGTTCTGCAGATGCTCTTTTTCTTCGTGCCATATCAAATTTTGTTTATGGATGAACCGGGCATTTTTTTAACCTTTGATAATACATCATTCCAACCAGGATTTTTCTTACGAAGTTTATCCTTCCATTCACCAACTTCACCAAAGGATGGTGCATTTTCAGGAGTATAGTATCTTTCCCATTCGGGATTGTTTTCTCTCCACTGATCCCAGTCATGAATGCTCATTACAACATCTTTCGTTTCACCAGTCTCTTTATGCTTTACAGGATATGTTGCCATTGTTATGAATTCAATATAAACGTATTTAGATCCACTCTAGTGCCTCAGAAACGGCAGGGAACTGCTCTGTGAACACTTCCTTACATGCGAGTGCGACATCCATGTGCTCCTTCTGAGTGCCGTTTGCGGACCTCAAATTTATGTAATGGATCCATGATCGACATGAACCGGTCATGTAAATTTTAGTGCCTACACAGAGTGGAAGCACATTTCTTGCACATTCCTTTGCCACTCCTCGTTCCAACATCTGCTGATACAGTGCCATGGAAGAATCAAACAGAGTCTGCATCTGCAGTTCTAGATTCTGAACGGTAAATGGATCAAGGTCATCAATACTATTTTGACGATTTTTAGTATCCTGTCTTCTTAATTCTGGAAGTTTGATTTTTTCACCTAAAAGTGAAGAATCTGCATATCGTTGTGAAAATTCTTGATATGTAAAACTACGATGGCGCAGTATTTGAGATGCAATCGCTCTTGTAGTTTCAATTTCTAGAGTCATGTAACTCTGTTCAAACACACTCCAGTGATTGTGCTTAATACAGTATTTTAGAAGACCAGAATATTTTTCATTATCCTGATTTGATGGATTGCTCACCCGAGCAACATATGCCATCATTTTCTCCGCATCGGGAGTAATACTAACAAGTTTTACTGTCATAAGTTTTTAGTCGGAGTAACCAGCATCGTCATAAAGTTCATCGTAATCTCCATAGTAGTGTGGAGGATCATCAAAATTTTCTCTCTTATCAAGATAAGCTTCTTCATCAGAAAATATTTCTGCCTTGAGAGAATCAACTAATAGTTCTAAATTTTTAACTATTAATTTGAGTCTTTCCTTTTCCATAAGAAATAGAATATAACCTTATCATTTTACACAAAAAAAGGAGGGTAGTCAACCCCCCACATTAAGCAAATTTTTACAAATTCTTTTACAAGTTCCTTGGTCGTCATCACACTCAATTAAACAGTCAAAATAATCATTTATCAAATCTAATTCTTCATTATACCTATTTGATAACTTTTCAAAATGATTCCATTCTGCTAATTGATTACGAGATAGTCTATTGTGCATTTAATCTCCCGTAAGTAAATTTTTTTTATCATAACAAAGTCATGAATTTCAATTCATAAGATTATTCCTTAATTCTATATTATATAGACTCGTTTGTGTTAATTCACTAACATTTGTTTCTTTTTCATATAAGTATAAAAAAAGAGAGGGTTCTTAACCCTCTCATATCAATCATTTGGTGTAAGTACGACCACGGTAGCAGAAAGTGCCGTGAGTTTCCTCATTTGCCTGATGCACTTCACAGGAGACACCACGATATTTGGTGACTCTGATTTGTGCATCGTGCAGGGCTGCCTGCTTATCGATTTGTCTTTTGATGATGTTTAGTGTGTTCATTTTGTTACTCCTAAAGTAATTGGATTTTTAGGTCCGTTCCTTTAGTCGTTTGCGTCCCATATACACTTAGAATTAGTTGAGTCCTTTACAGTTTCAACCAGTTCATTCTTTACCATTTCTGGTAAGTTTTCATGTTTTTCAATCCTCAACAATAAAGTATCGGATTCTTGACATGTAAGTGCTGTAGATAGAAGTACTTCTATTAACATGGGATGAACGATCCGTTCCACGACTTACTTGCGTCCCACATAATGGGATGAACGATGGGTCTATTATAAACCCTCTCTATTATATAGTCAAGTAGTTTTGTATTATGTGCTACATTTTGTAATCTTCCGATTCTTTAATTAGTTCATCAATAATCGTATTCTCACCGTTCAATTTACGAATGGCATGAAAATTAGAATTTTGATATTTTTTTAATTTTTTGTATTTTTTAATTAATTGTTTCATATCTTCTTTCGACATTTCAATATCGACAGAATCTATATCAAATCCTTTGCTCATTTTTTAAAAAACCCTACAGACCAAAAATTTTCCGGAATTTTTTTTCCGATATCTAGGAATTCACTTCCGCTTTTTCTTTTCGGGTGACTTGTAACCCCACATCTTTGGATTGACTGAACCATATCCAAAGTCGATTGCCTTTACGGAATTTTTTCCGTATCTATCATAGTACATATCAAAAATGTTTACCATTTTCTTACCTCTGGTAAGATCTATATGTTCCACACCATTTTCAACATACCTTACAATTCTAGCATCAGTAGGAAAAGATTTATCCTTTACTTTTTCCATTGTTGTTTTTTCTAGAATAATTTCACAACCATATTTTAAAGGATTAACTGCTCCACTATCTGTATTTGATTGTTCCATTTCTTCATCTTTTTTACGAACGGGTGCATCACCCAATTGATTTGCCATTAAGAACGTCCTCCCCATTTAATGTCCGAATATGCTTCCGATATAATTTCCTTTGTAATTTTGTATTTGTCTTCTAAATTTCCATCCTTTACCAAACATAGGATTTCTGCTTCTAATGGATGAAGACCTTGAAGAATGTTAATAAACATCGTCTCACGACGAATGCTATTTAAACCTGGATTACCACCTTTTACGAATTGATAGAAGTTTTTAAATTCTCTACGAATAGTTGTTCTACCTTGAGAATCACCGGCTCCTAGTGAAAATGAACCATTCTCGTGCAACTTACGAATTGTTTCATCAATTTTTGTAGAAAGAGTTCCACTATAAGTGACTTGATCCTCAGGATCTGCATATGGAACTTCACCTTCAGGAAGAAGAGTTACAATAGATTCATCATAGTTCCAAATAAGAATTCCCTTAAGGCAAAGTTCTTCATATTTTTTGAGAACTTCAATCTTTTTTGCCTTAGATCTTTGTCTGGAAACTAAATCCAAAACCTCAAACATAAAAGGATTTTTTGGAAGATTTAAATTAGTAGAGGATTTTGCCGTCACAGTAACCGTCTTAGTTTTCTTCGTCGTTGCTTTCTTCGTTGTCGTCATAATAGTTTTCAAAATTAAATGCTATGACCTCATCAGGAATAAGATTTCCTTGGTTATCAAACATTTCGGGGTGAGGTCTTGGTACTTCCCGATAATTCATCATGTATTCTCTAGCAGTCCATCCACCAATAAGTCCTACAATTAAAAAAAGTACTGTTATAAATGAACCAAAAACTAAACTAACTGCTAACATTGTTTTTCCTCCTGGGAACTACCTTTTTCTTTTTAAGATTAAAAGAAAATTCAAAATGGATGGTAACTTCCCTATTTAAAAAGCAAACCATCTTATCAAAGATAATATGAAATTGATTTTGCTTCTTTTTACCTCCATTAAGAAAGAGTTCAACACCACGATTTACATTAATATTATTTTTATTTATTACAGGTTTATATGATTCGTTGTTCTCTGAGGAATTTGATAGTGTCAACGCAACCTCCCAATTGTTTATCATCACAAATAACTTGTGGAAATGTAGATCCTACACCAAATTTTTGATAGAACTCCTCTCGTGTAAAATCTCTATCTAAAACATAAACCACATGTCTTTGCTCTGTCAATTCTAACACACTCTTAACCTTTGTGCAATAAGGACAATTGGTTTTGGAATAAATGATATAAGTCATGACAACAAAAATTAAATACTTTATATTATATCTTAGTTAAATTTAAAAGTCAATTATTTAAAAAATTTTTAAGATGGTTTAATCGGCCAAGTGACGTTCTTAGGATCATCCTGAGTTGTAATATCTCTAAGAGCTTGCCTATATTCTTTCCAATTATCAGGAACACTTGTGCCATTCTCATTAGAGACTGTTACAATCCAGTCAGTCTCTTTCAAGAGTTTATTTCTTTTCTTCCTGACTTCATCCCAGAGAGAAGCATTTATTAATTCTAAAGGCATCTCATAGTTCTCGGCAATAATCTCACCATTTACTAATTTGTATATCTTATTGTATTCGATCTGAATATCTGATTCTACAACTATATCAGTTTCCTCTACAATGATTCCCGCAAGATTTTCTGCGGCTAATCTAATAGACCCGTCCTGGTTAAAAACAAAATTTGTTTTTGTAGTTTCTGTTGGTACTTTAAATGTATTTTCCATAATAGTTAAAAATTAAGACGCCGCCATAATGTGGACAAACCAGTATCCACCACCTACATAGGAACCCGCAGATTTACTAACTACAAGTTGTGTTGTGGATCCTTGATTTACAGACCAACCACCACCCAGACTGGTGGGAGTATCATTAATAATATTTGTAGTTTCTCCGGATGTGCCCGTTGCAGTAAATGCCATGTATGTACATCCGTAACTTAAGAGACCGTAGTGATTGAAACCAGCTATTACAAGATATGTAGTCTGTGAATTAGCAACATTAAGAGTACATGATACTGTGCCGTTTCCTGCAACATAACCTCTATTGCTGTAACTACGCATTCCGTTATGGAAAGCAACTGAATCACCCTGAGATACAGAAGTGCCATCCATGAATGATGCCATCGTGTTCTGTATTTGGAATCTTAATCCTGGAGTGAATGAGTTGTTAGCAGTTGTTCCACCAGTACCGGCGAAGAACTTCATTACTCCATTGTAACAAAATTCAATTCCATTATACCCCATGGCCCCGTGAGTTACAGTATGATAGAAATTATTATTAGAACTACTTCCGTCAATTCCAGAGAGGTATCCCCTCATATTCTGACCAATTAATAAATTGTTTAGAGTTGATACTGTACTATTAGAAATTGCGCCGTATGCAGACCTTACCCAACCATTAGTTGACGTTAGATTGAGGGGATTCGCGGTTAAAGCATTGGTAGTAATATTACCATCAGTGTAACTTAAATTGTTAGCATTTCTTTGCCAATGGTAATCACTACCCATTGCATGTAGTGTAGAATCAGGTTCTTCTGTATAGAATCTCTCTGTGACGACTCTTACAGGATAATTGCTGTTATGAGTTGTATAGAGCTCCATTTGATTGGTATTAACAATCCTTAGTCGAGGATGGTTTGAACTGGTTCCGCTCCTAGAGACAAATCTTACTACATACTGAGCAGCTGCTTCATTGTAATAGACTAACCACGCAGCCCCCGTATCTGTACCGGTGCCTTTTACAACTGCCCTGACTCTGTATATAAATGCTCCACTTAAATTAGAACTAGTTTGATCCGGATTTGTTTTAAGTATGACTCCTCCCGACTCTCCTCCGGTCCCTGTATCAACGGATTGAGTCCAAACAGCATGAGCACTTGTTTCTATATAATCTCCCTTAAGTCCTCCATTAACATGAAGTTTATGAGATGGATTAGTTAGTCCGATACCGACTGAACCAGCAGAAGTTATACGAAGTCTTTCTGCAATTGTTCCTGCATTATTTGTATGGAATGCAAGGAAAGAAGCAGCACCACCAGCAGATGATTGCCAGTTGTTGGCATTCTCTCTACCAAAGACAATCTTACCAGCACCTCTAAAGTTTTGGTAACAATCAATTTCACAAGTTGCACCTGCTTGTGATGCTGTGTCATTGATAAGAGTCATACTGCCGCCAACAGTATTTGAATCTTTTCTTAACTCAAGGTTTACAAATCCACCGTCATAACTACTAGATTGACCACCGGCAAGAATTGTACCATCAGAAGTTATACGAAGTCTTTCTGTTGATCCTGTTCTTACTCTGAATACACTTGCAAGACTGCTATGACTAGCACCATAGAGATTGATATTTGCTCCAGTATTAGATGCACTATCACCACTAACTGTAAATGAACTATCACTTACATTTCTTCTTAGTGTGCCATTAGTTGATACCAATTCACCACCAGAAGTTATACGAAGTCTTTCGTTTGTTTGTGTGTGGAATATTACATCGGCATTAGTTGTATGAGAATTGAATACAGCATTACCATCTCCATCAATATCAAGACTTCCAGCTCCAATACCTGTTCTTGCAAATCTAATTATTTGAGAACCAGAATCTTCAACGTGAAGTTTAAGAGCAGGATTATCAGTTCCTACACCAACATTTCCACCATTAAAGTAACTATTGCCATTGGTATGTAGTAATACATCTGGATTGCCGGATGTATCTCGTACGAACAACCTTCCATTGCCGTTGGAGTCTTGCTCAACTGATACCATTTTTATTCCGTCAGAATCTTTAACGGCAAGAATGTTAGCGTTTGTATTTGTACTACTTTTGACTACAAGATTAAAGTCAGGGTTTGTGTCACCAATCCCAAAATTCCCAGCAGAAGTTATACGAAGTCTTTCACTACCATTTGTCAGTGCTGTAATTGTATTTGTTGTTCCATTAATTGTTGCACCAGTTGCTACTTGAACTCCACCAGAATTAAGAACTTTTATTCCTGTTCTTGCTGTTATAAGACCTACAGAATCAATATTAGTTACGTCTTCATAGGTCAATGTTCCAGCAATAGAGACATTACCATTGAAGTTTGCAGAAGAGGCAGTAATAATACCAGAGGCATTAATATTATTAACTTCAAAACCTGTTGCATGTAAATGTTGAGTATGAAACTGTACTCCTTGAGTATGACCTAATGTGAGAGCAGTTCCAACGTTGATTGTATTACCACTAGTGTCTACACCACTGGAAAAATCTGCAAGATTCGTAGATTGGGTAACTGCCATTTCCTATATCTTTATACTATAACTTTCTAATTATTTAGCATTAGCAGTCTGGAATGGTGACTCAGCAAATGCCATAAAGACGTAAGTTGATGCATTATTATACGAAGCATTTGTATTTCTAATTTTAAATCCATTACTTAGAAAATCAATATGTAGAGATGAAGCATCTAATTCAGCACCATTACCATCTGGTACTAATGCTAATGAAGATGGGTTTGTAGATGTTCTTGAAGAATCATGTAGCACCCAAGAAGCTGATCCATCTATCCATTTAATTAATATCCATGCCGGTTTGAATCCACAATATACAAATGGTCCATCAGCACTCGCATTTCCAACATAAGATCCAATCTTACTATATCCTTCTACTTCTGCCCAAGAATAAGCGACATAATCATTACCACTTTGGTTGAACCAGTTATATGCATTGTTGGCAAGATTAATAACACTAGAATTGGTTGATTGAGCAGCAGATCCTCCCCAAGTTGAGGACATATTTCCATATTGCCAACTACCCGTTGCGTTTGTGATTATAAACCAAGGAGTAGAAGAAACAGATCTATTCTTAATTATAACAAATTTTGGAGCAATTCCCAAACCATGCCCAAAGGTGTAATTTCCCGTGCTACCAGAATAAGTAGCAATACTAAACCCAGCATCTTGATTAGCACTCACCTGTGATGTGATACTACCATTATGGTTTGTTACTGCGGCACCACCTGCTTTCCAACACCAGGCAACATAAGGACTTCCTGATAAATTAACTTGATCTCCATTTGTCGATACTGCCAAACTAAATCCATTATTACTTGTAGAATTTACATATCCCCATTTTGGATCTGTGGCACCATTATTAACTAAACTTTCTGTGTTGGTAGATGAAGATGCTAATTTAGTTCCTGAACCAAATCCTCTTACAGAATCTTGGAGCACATAATCAGATGAACCATCTCTTCGTTTAATCCAAACAAAATCTGGTTTGAATCCAACACCAGTAATACCTCTACCACTATTACCATCACCAGTCCAAAGCACACACTTAAAATTATCACCAGGATCAGCAATAGCAGGAGCAGGTAAGTTGTCCTCACATAATGCTAGGAAACCGGATGGCACAGCATACTTAAACAGTCCCTTACCATTACTATCTGCATTGGTTCCTGCTGTTGTAGTTCCAGAGAAGGTTGGGTTTTGACCGAAGTTTGCTATTACATCAGACCAGTTTGCTCCACTGGCACCATCATTTGTTCTAAATGCAAGAAAATAGAAAGCAAAATCCACAGGAGTATATGATGCTGGGGTGCTATCAGTACGAATCAAAGTCCCATTTTTATAATATTTAATTTGTTTATTATCATAATCAATTGTAATACCTACAATAGCACCACTCTCAAAAGACAAAGGGGCATCTCCTGCTGTCTCTGTAACACTAGTAGCATTGTAATCTTTAGTAACAGAAGTAGATGCCAATCTTATATAAGAAATTCCACTAGCAGCATGATATTGTTGATTGTTTCTGCCATGGCGATTATCACCACAGACACCAAGATTACCACCTAGAGTCCCACCAACCACCATAAATTCTGCATAATATTTTCCAGAAGAAACTCCAATAGTTGAAGTTGTCCAAGATTGGTTAGCATTATCATAATATAAATTTCCATCCTTCAAAACAGCAGCATTATCGTTTGCTGCAATCCCTGCACCAACCAGTGGATTTAAAGTAGCAAAGTTATTCTTACAAGTATCAGCAGTTGTTCTAAATGCCTCAATACCTACTGGTGTGTAAGGTTTGGGAACATCAAAACCACCCTTGTATTTTGCTAGACCTTTGTAGAAACGGAAGTCCATAATTTTACCTGTAATACCATAACCAGGAGCATTAGTTTGATCTCCATAAGAACCAAGATATAGAAAATCAGTGGTGCCAATAGTATTAGTATATGTTTGAGTATAGACAGCAACTCCATTCATGTAAGTTGTCATTATGCTTCCAGATCTTTCAAGACAAAAATGATTCCATTGTCCTGGAACAAAGTTTCCAAAACCTGGACCATTTCCTCCCGTAAGAGCAACTGCCCCTCCCATTGTATAAATTCGATTGGTTGAGGTAGTGCTATCAATATAGATATCCCACTTACCACCACTATTATTTGTTTGCCCAAGTATTCTTGGGTTTCCTATTGGTTGCGTTGCTACTACTGGATCTAACCAGAATTCAACTGTAAAATCACCTGGACAAATAAAAGCACCATCGGCTCCAGAAAATGCGTGACCACAGTTATTATCATTAGCATTGATAGCACTTCCATAATATCCACCAAGTTCACGATCCACACCACCTGACCCAAGTGATGCTTGAACTGTTTTATTAGTTCCACTTCCTCTGATATCAGCAGAGTAATCTACTGGGTTAAGATCAAATACTTTTACATCATCAATTAATGTTACTGCATTATTTACATTTGTATTAGCATTAATTGAAATGGTTGTTGATGTTGAAGTTGCAGTACGTACTACAGATACAAATTGTTGGACATTAGCATTAGATGCTACTGAACTAAAAGTACCAGCAGCATACAAACGTGGAAGTGGACCACCACCCTGTGGGGTTATAAGAGCAGTTACTAGATAATTGCGACCTACTACAGTTGTTATAGTTTGGTCTAAGGAACTATTATTAGTTCCATTGTTTGTTAATTGACCTTGACCAGAATTAACAGTAGCAGATGCTCCTCCAATAACGGTCCACCCAGAAGTATTTGAATCGAAAGATCCATTAGTTATAAGGTTATTTGTCTCATCTAATATACCAGGAACAGCAAGAACAATAGAACCAGTCAGTTCATTTCTGGTTGCAAAGACATCACCATTCGCAGTAATTGTTCCAGGTGTAACTGTTGCTGCTGTTGCAGAAGTTGATGAGTTACAGCACAGGAGTTTTGTGTTGGTTACATTTGTGAGTGGTTCTGTTGGTGGTGTAAAGTTTCCAGTATATACTGCTGTACCTTTGACAACACGGAGATTGGAGATAAAACCATTAAAATTACTTCCAGATGTTGATTGTCTACCAACATCCACTACTCTTGAAGAATTAAATATAGTTCCAGTAAAAGAAGCATTTCCACCCGTTACTGGTTGTAGAATTCCATCAACATATATTTCTAGAGTATTACTTCTTCTCTGCCATACTACATGATGAAATCCATTATTATGGAGTGTAGAAGAGGTGCTACATTCAACAAAATTAGTCCAACTACTTCCAGAAGTAGAAAGATACAAAGATGTTCCGTCAGTTCCTGCACCAAAATAAAAAGCAGAATTGGATGCAGCACCACCAATAGATTGACTGAGAACCACACTTCCTGTTCGGCCTCCACCTCTAGCGCCCTCTACAAATGCTTCTACAGTAAAATCACCAGATCCAAAATCAAAATCATCACTATCAGGAATTTCTAAGTAATCCCCACTTCCATCAAATTTAACAACACCATCAAAACCAAGTTCTCCTGTTTCTTGTCTCAACTGACTAACAAAAGCATCAGAAGTTGTAGGAGCACCATTACGTGGTTGTGGTAAGTCTTCTCCTTTCAGTTTGATAATACTATTAGGATCACAGTGGAAGTCAGCACCAGGATTGGAACTATCATTCATAGGCAGATAGAAACCATTGACACCAAATCCACCACTTCTCTCAATAGATTTTTTGATGACCCTTGGTGCATGTGGCATCCACTGACCTGGTTTGAAATCAGTTGCGTTTGCAGTTCCAGAAGACATATAACCGTCTCCGTCTTTATAGAAACCAAACACATCTGGTGTGAGTGCTTGACCGTCTATAAGAAAGTAATCAAATATTTGCATATCTGAATACGATCCACTAGTTACACTATATTCTCCAATCGTGTGTAGTTCTCCTTGTGCATTAGTTGGTGTAGCACCATTTTGAGTTATATTAGCTAGTTGATCAGTTGTCCATCCAGTAAGTCTTTTTCCGTTTATATAAACTTTACATCTATCGGATTTTGAATCAACAATTGTAGTGTCTACAGCAACAAAAAGATGCATCCAAGATGCAGGATCTCTAAATGAATTGTTGTTGAAAACTAATGTGTGTGAGGTTGTATCACCATCCCTAAACAACACTGTAAGATTGTTATTGTTAGCATCTCTTCTTATAGATACATAAAAAATATTATTCGCATCATCTCCACTTGAAAAAAGATAGTAATCTTGATTGATGTTATTTCTTTTTACCCATCCACTCCAAGTAAATACACTACGATTACCACTACTGGTAGGAGTTCTCTTTAAATATTCGTTTGCCATTATTTCTTACCTCAACCTAACGTAGTGGAACCAGTTGGGAAGTAATCAGTAATGATTTCTACCCATTCCGTACCATTATAAAACTCTAAGGCATTATTGGTACTATTCTTTCTTATATATGCGTCGGTGCCAGATGGTCTTTGAGCAGTTGTACCCGTTGGAAGTGAAAGAGCATCAGTGTTACTTGCTAAGTCAAGTGATACTGCTGGATTAGTGGTTCCTATACCAACTTTACCACCTGAATTGATACGAAGTCTTTCTATAATTGCACCAGAAGCTCTGCCAATTCCAAATTGTAAATATGCAGCACCATCATCGGCATTTGAGTTTTCTTTTCTTCCACAAATTGACGCAAGACCATAGTTTTGAAGTCCTGAACCAGAACCTACGTATCCAGACCAAACAAGAGGTAGTCCATTATCAGCATCTGCTGTTGCAGTAGAGTGTTGTAAAGTAACACCATCACGGCTAGAAATTGTTTCAGTTGGACCTAAAATATGTAAAATTTCTTCTGGATTATTAGTTCCGATACCAACCAGACCTGCAGAAGTTATACGAAGTTTTTCTGAAAAAGTTATATCTGCATTTGCACTACCACTTGCTGCACTCTCAAATATAAATGTACCGCCAGGACTATTCATCCTGAGTCTCATAGCAGTATCTGCATACCTATACTTAAAAGTGCCTCCAGAATGTCTGTAAGCATTATGTACAAGTTGAGTATCTGCTGTTGCAGTTGCGGTGCTATAACTTGCTAATGCACCACCAGCACCAATTTGCAACATATCGTATGTGGTGTGCAAATCAGAGTTTGATTTGACTGTTAAACCATCTTTTGCAACGATTAAGTTTGCTTTACTATCTCTAACCTCAAGATTTCCTACTGGATTAGCAGTTCCGATACCAGTATTACCAGCAGAAGTTATACGAAGTCTTTCTGTTCCACCAGTTTCTGCAGTAATTGTATCGGCAGCAGGGAATCTAATGGCAGTATTTGTATCACCAGTATGAACAATTTTGTCTGCTATGAATACATCGCCAGTAAATGTAGAGATACCAGATATGGATAGAGTATCAATATTTGCCGTTCCATCTAGATATAAATTTCTCCATTCAAGAGCGGAACTTCCAAGATCTTTTTCATCATCGGCAGATGGAATTAAATCACTATCAAATCTACCCGTGGCAGTAATTGTATCACTAGAAGCATTACCAAGATCTATATTACCATTAAATGTACATGTTCCAATAACTTGCAAAGATCCTAAAGTAGATATTCCTACTACGGATAAACCTGCACCGACATGAACATCGGTTCTTGCAGTAATAACTCCGACAGAATCAATATTTTTTACATCCTCATATGTTAGTGTTCCACCAATACTTACATCATTGGTGACTGTTAATGATTGTAATTGTGCATTAGTTGCATCAATATTACCAGTAATCGTTATATTTCCTTCAATATTTTGTTGAGATGCATTTGATACAATAGCATCAGCAACACGAAAGTCATCAAAAATATGGAACTCAAGAGAATCAGATACAGTTGCCGGAGACAGCAATACTACAGTCGAACCATCAGCGGCACTATAATCTCTACCACTTACAAGTCTGACACCATTACGATATACACTTATTGCATTGAGTCTATATCCACCAGAGATAGTAAAATCCGTTTGAGATGCCGTCGCAGTCTGAGAAACAATTCTCGATGCAACATTATCTGTAAGTGATATTGGATTGCCTACTGCCATTTCTCAGTTCTTTATTAGTTATTTATCGAATCAACTATTGAATTTGGTGTGGAATCAATTATTGCCTGCGCTGCCGCACGAGTTTCTTCATCCGGATCTGATTCAAGTGTTACAACAGCATTAACATATTCTCTAAGTTGTTTATTATAGGTCCAATTGTCTGCTGCTTCTTGAACCCAAGTGGGAACCGATGCAATAGTAGTTCCACCTGTGATTGTTTTGGGATACTTATCTTTAACTGCCTGAATAGTATCTTCCCATACTGTGGTTCCATTGACTTTATCCCAGTACATCATATCAAATTGTTCTTCACGAGATGGATACTCTTTCATTCTAAGTTCTGCATAAGAAGGTTCAACTACATCTGGACCTTCTACAATCCCAATGCCTTGTTCGGCAACATCTTGAATGAATTGTTGGTAGTCTCTGTTTCCTTCATCTATAGGAATAAAAGTATTTCCTTTAGATATTCCAGATACTAATTCAAGTTCTGGCAAAGTAGTTAATTTGTACATTTTTATAGTTCCGCATCTGCTGTGTATTTCCAAATCCAACTAGCGTTAGCAGAAGTGGATGCCACATTCACATATGCCTTACCTTGGTGAGGAGAAGTATTATAACTTTGAGTCAATCCAGTACCATCAGCACCAGTTCCCATGGTTACTTGAAAACTTGGTGCGGCACGCATTGTAGTTGGAAAATCAGCTACAAGCATTCTATAACTATTACTATATTGCATAAAATACAATAGTGGATTTCCAGCACCCGATGTATTAGCCTGAGTATAATACCTCTGACACAATGCAAGTTCTTCACCAATAGAACGATGTTCAAAGTCAGTGGCATTTTTGCCTACTTCTAATTGAACACCAGTCATTTCATATGTTGCTCCATCAACACCAGTGATTTTCTGATCTCCAGTAGCAGCAAAAGGAGTACCGCTAGAAGGTGGTGGTGGAGCAGTAATCCATTGATTTGTAGTAGTGGTGCTATAAGTACTCCCAATCGACATAGGCCAATAAAGTCTCATCCCCAAATCCCCAGATGTTGGGAAAGCAGGTGGTGGTGGAACAGTAATTTCTATTTTTTTCCAGACATCTACGGTATCTAAAGTAAAGGTGGCAACATAATGATTTTGTCCAAAATTGCCAGAAACAATTGAAACACTTCTCTGACCTGGTTTATTTGTTCTTGCATAAAAAGATAAAGTTAAACTTTTTTTAGTATTAACCCAATCAATAAAATTGTAGTCTGCGACTTCCATTATATACCTGATCCAGGAATCAGTATTACTTGCTCCTGCGTTATTTCCAGCATTACTAATTTTAATACTATTTGGGAATCCGGGCACACCAGAACTAGTTTCTCTTGTTGCAGTCACAGTGGCACTAAGTCCGAGACCACCCAAATGAAATCTATATCTATCAGCAGGATAAATTGCCGGTGAATCACTTGTGATTGTAAAAGAGGTTCCCCTTTGTGCTACTGCCATACTTCCATTAATCATCAAATTCTTACGACCAGCACTAATAAAGTCTCGTGCCTCTTGTGCCGTATCAGCACTCATCAAATCAGAACCTTTTAACCCAATAGGTCTTTCAAGTTCTGAGAGTTTCTCTCTCAGATTAAAACTATCTTTATTAACTCTGACTGTCATTGATTATTGCTCCGCTACAAGTCCATTGGATGCTGATATAGCGGTAGTAACTGCATCCGTTGTATTATTTATTCGGCGTAGTCCCTGGAATTCACTGCGTCCTGCTGATGTTCCGACATGTAATAGATTAGTGTCATCATCAAATGCAAGTGCAGTTACAGCATCAGAAGAACCATATAAGGTTGCTTTAGCGTTCTCTTGGAAGAGATGTTTCTCATCCTCATACATCTTCTTGATTTGTTCTGGTGAAGGTGCTGACTTAGAATATCTAAACAATGCCATACTTCCTGTTATAAATGTTGATCCCGCACTATGTCTGATACCAATAAACATTGGAGGACTATTATCATTACCAACATTTCGTATAACTGAATTGGTAACTGATGATACTTCTCCATCAACATACACCCTATAAGTTGAACCATCATTTACTGCAACAACTTGATGCCAAATATTATCTGTAACTACCTTATCTGTTACATGTATATCAGAAACATTTCCGCTGCCATCTCTATGCCAGAATTGAAATTTATTAGCAGAGCTGCCAGAAGCACCACTACTCATAATTAGTAAAAGATTTCTACTGTTGTTACTACCACCACCATTGCGATCAAATATGTATTGATCAGTACTTGATGTACCAGTTTTAAACCAACAAGACACACTGTATGCTGCTGTTCCTGGTGCTAAATCAGAATTATAAGGTTGTTGTAAATAGTTGCTAGCACTAAACCCACTATAAGCAACCAACTCTGCACCAGTCGCAACGGCACTCTTGGTAATTGTTCCAAACGAATGGAGACCATTTGCATTTACACTACGATCTTCATCAACTTCTGTAACTACTACATTATCCCAACCAGTCCAATAATCATTTGTTCCTGAAACAATACCCAATCTAATATAAGTTGTAGTTCCAGTTGCTGTAAATGTACCAAACAATTCTCTTGGAGTGTTACCTGATGATGAAGTAAAACTGTTATATAATAACTGAGATCCACCAGTAGTCTCTGCTGCTGCAAAAAATACTGTAATAGTTGCATGATGAATTTGAGTTAAAGATATTTTATATTTTCTACCAGCAACAGTTGTAATTGCCTGATACATATATGAGTTTGGTCCACCTTGGGCACTACCTGCATTAACAAGGTTAATATATGTACCATCACCACCACTATTTGTTCTAAATTTTGCACCATTTCCACCAGTCCATCCAGTGGGTGGTGTAGATGATGTTGATGATAATGCGCCAGACCAGGCATCACCATTACTAATTAAATTTCCACCAGTCATATTCGTAGTATCGGTATCAGACAGGAAAGCACCTTTGACATCTCCGTGCATCCATCCTGTGTTATAAGATGTGGAGGCAAAAGCAATTAAACTGTTTTTTGCAGGATCAGATTCTTCCCTATCAAATAATGTCAATCCATTAATAGTCTCACTGGCACCGTTCGCATCAAACGCAAATGCACCCTTTGTGATTAATTTTCCTCCCTCGCTCATATTTCTTCCTAGTAATCTAATTTCACCACTAGAAAATCCACCATGAGTTCCTGTTGGATAAATTACTCTGCCATTTGATATACTATTATATACTCCATAGTTAATATCAGATGAGGGAATATCTACTTCATACACTACCGAAGTGTCTTCATTATCATATAAAAGTTTTCCATAATCACTGAAAAATACATTATTACATTCTACATAAGTATCAGATCCAGTTAAATCAACAACATTCCCATCATCCCTAACCACACTCACACCACCTTCAGTCCCAACGGCAATAGTAGGAATAGGAAGTCCAGTAGAAGGACTAATTGGTGCATTTGGTAGTACGGTCATTGCTACATCATTTACTAGGGCATTAACTAATCCATTAAACGCCTTTCCTATATAATAACCACCCTCAACATTTCTTCGAGCAACTGTATTATTAACTTGATGATAAAGCGAGGTACTAATCCAGTACCATTTTTGAGAGTCTTCTACAAAACTAACACGATTGACTCCCCATCCATTAGTGGATGGAAATCCAATACATAAATCACCATTTAGCATAGCAACAGACGAAAGCGTTTGTCCTGCAACTGCTAAAAAATTTGAGTTAGTACTAGTTGACGCCGTGAACACCATCCACATTGGGAGGTCTGGATCATCACCATCATAAATTGTTATTCTATTTGGATTTGATTCTGCAACAAATACAGCAACAGCAGGAAACTCTTTTCTGGTTCCTCTAGTTGCTGTTCCTAATGTCTCATTATACCAGGAAGTATTCTGTGTTCTCTTTCTCCAGGCACCACCATCACTATCCTTTGAAGTATCATATACAAATACATCAACGGCAGTATCAGAGATAGAAGAACTGATGGCAGCAAGTTGTGTATCACTTACACCTGTAACTTTACCTGTGTTACCATTTATTGTGACTGAACTTGTACCAACAGTCAGAATACCAGTAACTCTTGCATCACCACTAACCTCTAATTTTGCAGATGGATTAGTGGTTCCTATACCAACTTTACCATCAAAAGTTACACGCATCCTTTCAGCACGGTTTCCAGTTCTGAATACTAGAGGAATGTGAGTTGCACTTTGCCAAGTTCCGAGAATATATTCGTAATTACCACTACTATCCTTAAACAATCCAAGTTCAGCGTTTCCTCCCTGGAACCAAAGTTTCTGTGATGTATTATTGGTCATTCCGGAGAGAGTTCCAGCACCCTCTCTAATCATCACTACATTGTCTTGTTTTGCAACAACTAATTTATAGTTAGGATTATCAGTTCCGATACCAACTTTACCATCATGCTTTATAATCATTCCAAGAGTTCCAGCACCAAATCCTGGATGTGCTGAACCTGCTGCACCATATTCAAATCTAAGTGGAGCATTTGCCCCATCAGAGTTATCAATACCAACTAACCACTGACCTGTATTTTTATTAATCAAAAGACCAGCATCAGCACCATTTGTTCTAGCAATTTCAAGGTAATTTCCAGCAGTGGATGGTGCATATGAAGTTTGAACACCATCACCAACTGTTAAAGTATTGTTTGGTGCTGTAGTTTTAATACCAACATTACCAGCAGAAGTTATACGAAGTCTTTCTGTTCCACCAGTTTCTGCAGTAATTGTATCGGCAGCAGGGAATCTTATTTTAGTATCAGTATCTCCAATATGAACAATACTATCATCTATATGAATACCTGATCTTGCTGTTATAAGACCTACAGAATCAACATTGGTTACATCTTCATAAGTAATAGTTCCTGCAATAGAAACATTACCAGTGACTGAAAGAGATGCGACAGTTGCTACACCAGAAACATTTAAGTTATCTAATTCAGTATGACCATCAACATCTAAATTTCCATTGGCATCAATTGCACCAGTAAATGTAGCAGTCTCGGCAACATTTAGTACATCTAATTCTGTAGTTCCATCTACATCTAAATTTCCACCAACAGT